CCTGTAATATGTCCACCACACACGGACACTTTTTCCCATTTGTCCACCACACACGGACACTAGCACAAATCACTAGAAAAGTCAATAGGCAATTCCAACAAATTTTAATCTGAAAACAGCACAGATTTTGTGCAAATTAGACAATGAATTATCAGAAAATATTCGATTTCGACCACCAATTACAGAATATTCTGACAATTCACAAAGATTTCTGACAATAAATTAGAACAAACGTTCGACTGTCCGCGGGCGGCGAACAGCCGAGAAATAGAACACATGTTCGAATTATTCTATTATAAAAATGTCTGAGATTGAGTATCTTTCATAATATCTCCCACGTAATTTCTCTGTCATTTTAATTAATTCTTCTATTTGTTCAACTTCTGCGAAATAGTAAAAATCTTCACTACAAAACTCTTGTGTTAGCACTTCTGCAACCACTTTTTTTACTTCAACATCAATAAATTCTTTTCTTTCATCATCGACACCGACTATTTCATTTCTTGTCTTGTAATAAATTCGTATAATTTTTGTTTCCATTTTCTTTATCTCTCTTTTCTGTTATGTTGTTTCCTTGTTCTGTAATTATAATATCATGTATTATAGAAAATGTCAATACATATTTTAAAATTTTACAAAAAATTTTCTAGGGAATTTAATCCCTAGAAAATCTATTTTTTAACAACATGTTAAAATGTCTCCTGTGAAGTTTGGCACAAACACACTTAAGTTACTTACTCCGGTGTAATGCCCTTTTGAGGAATCGTATAACAATTTCAATGTTACTCTGCCGTTTGCGAATTTTAATTCGCCGTTTACCATATCATAAGTACCAGTCTTACCCGGAAAAATCGCAACTGTAATTCCAATCGTTAACGGATTACTTGTTGTTGCCCTAATTGGCTGTGTACATGTTGCAATTTCAATTTCAGACAGCGCGGTCAAGTCATTAACATTTAATTTTAATCCGAATACGCCGCCAATTAAATTCATCTTATCTTTCTCAACGGCTGCTTTTAATGTCAAGCCTGTTATTTCAGTGGCTTTTCCGCTTGGTGTGAGCGTAATAGTTTCATAACTCCGATACATTCCTGCGCTTGAACCCGTTAATAACGCATTATAAATTGCAATACCTAACTCACTGGACGCGCTTGCGGTTGGATGAATTAAATCCACTTTATAATAGTTACTCGGCAACCCTGCCATAACATATTCAACACCATTTAAATAACTTACTTTTCCTGCGCTAGAATAATACGGTGCTTTCCTGTAAACTTCAACAATGTTTCTTAAATGCGATATATAACTGTCTCGATTTTCAAATCCGGTAGACATCCAACCGATACAACCAACATGGATTTTGGCGTTCGGAAAATAATTGATTGCGTTTGTGAAGAAATTACGCATGGCGGTTGTCACGTTTGCCATGGTGGTTTTCGTGTCCGCAATCGCGCTTGCGTCATTTAAGCCACCACAGACTACAACATCACTTACGTTCTCACGCTCTTCTTTCGTCATATTATTATAACTTTCTGTCAATAAATCTCCGAAAGTTTTCGCCGCGTTTCCCACGAATCCAGAGCCGCCCAGACCATTAAGAGTAACGTTGTTGTTTTCACCTAAGTAAATTCTTAAAAATGCGCCCCAGCTTGAACTTTCCATTTCCTGTGAATTATAAGCTAAGTAACTATCCCCAATGCAAAGTATGTTTCTAGTCACAAGAGATTTTTTAAGTTTCTCAACTTCCTCTCTGTAACTCTCTATTTGTGAGTTATAACTTCCGGTTAAAACCCAGTATTCACTATTTGTAATTTCCACGCCTACAGGGACTGTTTTTTTACTTGTGTAGCTGTTTCCTAAATATGTTACAATTGTTAACGGTTCATATGCTAAACCACTTTTCCATTCTGTACTTCCATTTTCGTCCGAGAAAAAACTCGGCACATATCTTGCACCTATATACTGTCTTACTGCCATTTTTATGACCTCTCTTTCTAATATGATAAAATTAATCTCCCGTATTCAGTCCCAGCTATGTCAACGTCTACGCCCTGTGTATTAAATATGATTTCGTCCCACCGTTCCGGAATGTTATAAATAATATATCCTGCGTCTGAAATTTCTACAAAAATCATTGTAGCAAGGTATTTTTCAACGATTTTTTTAACTTCTACGTTGCCAAAATTTTCAAGCGTTTTTTCAATTTCAGCAATCTGCTTTCTCAGTTCTTCTATCTCTTCTTCTGTCTTATTATCCTCTCCCGTATATTCTCTTAATTTTTTTTCAATCAAAAGCACTCGGTCAAGCAACGTCATATTGTCAGTGTATACAATCGGCTGTGGTGGAAATCCACCGCCGCAATTTATAAAACCGCCCATTTTTATCACCTCTTTCTAATAAATCAACATGAATAAGTCGCAACAGTCGTCACATATCATTTTGTTAATGTTTAGAATGTTTTCACGAATTTTTTTGATTTCCTCTTGATAACTACCGGAAAAACCTTTTTCTTCGTGTTTCAAAATTCTGTTTTTATCGTCAATGTTTTTCGAAACGATATTCGTATTGCCGGAATCGTTGCTTAGTGTAGCGTCTGAATTTTCCACAACCTTTTTTGTTTGTCCACGCACTAAGTCACTTGCATAGTCATTTTGCGAAAAATTAATCTGCGGCGCGTCACTTGTGATAGATTGATTATCACTTGTGCTATTACCGTGACCGTTACTATTGCTTGCGGCGCTATTATTATGCTTACTATCGTTTGTATAATCCGTGATGTTCGTCTCGTTGACTTTATCGGATGAAGTGAATACACGATTTATAAGCGGCTCATATTCGAATAATGTTGTTCGGTAAAGTTCTTTATAATATGGCATGATTTCAAGCATTTTTTGCTTAAAAGCAAACTTCCACGCGTCCGGCGTTTCGAATCCTATTGATTCGTTGAAATAAGTATAACATAAATACTTCTCAAATTCAACCTTAATTTTTTCATTTTCTACATAAAAAGGAAAATCAAAATCAAACAGTTTTGAATAGCAGTTTTCTACTAAATCGAATCCGCTATTTTTTCCGGCGTACATATCCACGCCGCCATAATACGCTAGTAAAAATCCTATTGATGTACTAGGATAACCAAGATTACTCATTTTTCTCCTCCGTCCTCATTGTTAGTCATACCGAACTGCTGATACACACCGCTAACATCAATACTGCTAAGCGGCTCAACGTCAATATCTTTTTCGGTTAATCCGAATACTTTTCGAATCTGTATGCAACTTCTTTTTCTAAGTTCAAGTGCGCTTTTTAGATTAATTTCTGTAATACCGTTATTACTCTCAACCTCTCCCATTATCATACGTTCTTTTTTTGTGTCTCCGTTATTTGCAATTCCTATTTCTGTTAAAAAATCAGAAATTTCCTGCTTCATCAATGCTTGAATATTACTTGCGTTATACGGTACGTCAAGATTGAGGACTTTTAAACTGGTCATATCGAACTTATCATTTACCGTTATCCACGGTATGAAATTAGCAAGTTGTTTGAAAAGATTTGAAACGCTTAATTTTGTATTACGATTTCCGGCGCATATATACGGCGTACGCAACGCAACTAGGTTTAAATCACGCGTTAGCCGCATGGTTGCCAATGCTTCGGCGTGCATTATGATAATATCGTTGTAAGGGTACTGGGTGTAGCTATCATATATTAAGACGCTGTTTTCTTTTGTGTACTCTCCGACATAGTTATTTGCGTACGCGAAACGCATATCACCGTGATTATAATTATCCATTCGTCCGGCTTCATTAATCTTCGCTACTCCATAAAGTTCCGCTACTTCATCTTTAAAAAAGATAGCTTCACCATAATCTAATAGGATTTCTTCTAAAAATCGCGGCGGGATTTCTTCCGGTAACTTCCATTTAAAACGCGAAGTATATATATTTCTCAAAAGAAAATAATAACGTGTATAATATTGCTGATAGCGTTCCCCTTGGTTCATTGTGTTTTTCTCTTTACATGGATTCATAAAACCACCTACTTTCTCAAATGTTTCACGTGAAACATTTAATTATTTTCAACTGAGAAGTTTCCTACATCATTTATATGCCAAAAGAACACTCCCTTTTCAATAATAGAAGTCAGCTTTTCCCTTGCCTGCGGTTCTGTGATACCTTTAAAAGTTACGTCTCTTGCCTGTAAATAATTCCACGCGCTCCTACTTTTAATATCCGGCTTCGCTATTTCTTCCACACGATAGCCATAAACCGTGAAAATGTTATCAATTTTTTTCAAGTATTCCTCTGTACAATGTATTCTCACAACCCTTATTCCTAAATTTTTATTCCAAAAAGAAGTGTAGCCGCCCGCGCTTGTGAAAGACGCATCACTTGCTACGTCAGCGTGCTGAATTGTACTTGCAAGAGACACCGCACCACTAGCCGCGCTAGGTAAATTTCCGCTTAAAGCTGAAATACCGACGGTAGCCGCCTGCGCTCCGATTGCAATAGAATTATTCGCTAAGTACGCTTTGAGAGAATCAATCGGAACTCCTAATTTTGGAAAATCGTTATAAGAAATCTGATATTGCTTATTCTCCGCAAGATTACAATAGTTACGAGGTATCATTACCATGGTCGGAATGGTGTCCGGCGGCAACGAAATATCAAACGCGGCTCTTTCACCGCCGAAATATTCTAATTTCAAACTTTCTAACGTGGTTTGTCCGTTATTCAGTCCAATGAAATTATACGGATAACAGAAACATTTATTATTTTTCGGTTTATAAGAACCGATAGAATCACCGTATTTCTCAACTGATACACTGAATTTTTTTGTACCGGAAAAAATATAAGGCGCAAGCCCTATAGCAATTATGTTACTAGCTTCTTCCGTAGTCATGTTATTAATCGCGGTTTGAATATCAGCCGCGCTCACATATGTATCATATGTACAACCGTAGTAAATACCGTCAATAATCTGCTTATCTCTTTCGCTTTCTTTCGTTGTCCATCGCATTAAAAAATAATAAATAGCGTTCGGAGAAGTGTCATTTTCCGCGGTGTCCGGTCTAGGTGGTATTAATCCCTCATGTACTGTAAATCCGGTCGGCGTTGGATATGTTCCGCTTTCGCTTATGGTGAACTCGCTAGAATCCGGATAGTTATATTCATACTGCCCAACTTCCAATCCCTCCGGATATGTGTACGCTCCGATTATATCGTTTTTTTTCGCCACATGACTTCTTAAGATATAGCAAGGATTTATTTCAATTTTTGAAAAATTTTCCTGCCATACATCTAATTCGAACGTTATTAAGCAACTGTTTACGCTAAGCGGTGTCACACCAGTAATAAAAGCGTAGTGATTTTTCTTCTCAAGCGGCTTATTTGAAAAGTAAAGATAATTACAGTTAAGCGGCTCAATTTCGTTATACGGAAGTCTTACAGTCAACTGTCCTATTTTAACCGGACTTGCGTTTACTTCCGTTTTTACTGTTTTTGAGAGAAGGAAAGTGTCCAACTCTGATACCGAATTAAACAACCGTATATTTTTATAACCGTTATCCCACGGTATACCGGCGCACAAATTGATTGTTGTCTCCGGTGCAAGTCCTATGATTTCATGTTGTGTCGGCATATCAATAAAGTTTTCCACTTTTCTTACCTCTCTTTCTATATTAACCAGTGATTGTTACTGTTCCTGTTCCGGTGATTGAATTATCCCAGTGGGCTTTTACAGTCACGGTAAGACTTTCTGCCTTTTCGTCATTTGCAATCATTAACACGTTACTTCCCGGGACGAAAGCGGTGTGTGTAGAAGTATTTCCGCTGACTTCATAGTCAAAGGTCTGTAATACGTAATCCTCTGCGGTAGTTGGCGCGGCTAAAGCGGTGATTTTATACTCACTTCCTTTTTTCGCGTTCTCGATTGGTGTAACGTCAATCTTCTTCATGCTGACTGTTTTTGTGGTGAACGCAATACAAGGAAAAAACGGACTATATGAATACATATTCTTAATGTTATAAAAATACGTCCAAGTCAAAGCCGCGCCGTTTTTACTGTCTGACATAACGCGATACTGTTCGCGAACTCTGTACCAACGCATATCAAATAATGCTACCTTAATATCGTCATTGCCGAATGAATCAATTACAATCTTATGCGCTTCAATATCGGCTTTATTCATATTAAAGGCGTACGCCAATACGTCAACGTCCAGGACAGCGTCCACTTCCGGCGTTACCATATAATATATGCCGTCAAGGAGAGCGTTACTGTCTGCCCCTGCAATATTCAAATTCTTATTTGGGAACTTCATTTTTCCAATCCAAGTCTTCATTGCAATGGTTAACGCTTTCGCACTCGCTTCGTCTGTTGGGTCGGCAACCTGCACAGGAAAAAGCTGAGACGAATTATACGCCGAAACAATTAACTGCTTCATGGAAAGATATTCATCCCACTCTGCGCCGGATACGGTAGATTCTACTTTCGCTCGAATCAAATCCATAATACCGTACTCTGTCTGAAAAGCATTACGCATATTATCATAAGTAACAGTAATCGGATACTGCAAAGCAGGTGACATATGATGATAAGCCGCCAAGACTTCCCCCTCATAGTATTTATACAGTACGGACGCGTCGGCGAATCCGTCAAAAACCTGCGCTTTCGCCATGTTAACGAAAATCTCCTGTTCAGTTGCACCGTATCGCATTGGGTTACTTTTTAACATTCCAAGTGGGTTTCTGAAGTACGCGGAATTGATGCGCCCCTGCACCATTTGTTCAATTAAGGCAGAAGCGAATGCGCTTCTAATTACTTCTACATTAAGAACCTGTTCATAAACTGATGCAATGTTTTCAAGTGTCACTTCCGGCAGTCTGTCGGCAGGAAGTAAACCGCTATTTCGCATAGCATTTAATACATTAACGTTCGTTGGTTTTACATCTCCCATTTTTTAATCCTCTCTTTCTATTCTGTTGAACCGTCAAAATCTAAGTCCTCGATTTTGATTTCTTCTTTTTCTTCTTTTTCTTCTTTCTTTTCTTCCGGTTTCGTGATTTCATCAATGAATCTTTCTGTATATTTCTTTTTCAATTCATTGTATTTCTGCTCCCATTCTCCGGAATTTGCCTCTCCACCTTTTAACGTTTCGAAAACTTCCTCATTTTCCGTAACGTCTAAGACTTCCGCGACTTTTTTAATAGCTTCTTCGAATGTCATTTTTTTACCTCACTTTCTAAAAAAATTATTTATTTTTCCATGGTATAGGATTTTCTTGTTACCATAAAAAACATTTTTTAAAACACTGACTGCTTCACTCGGTGGCGGTGTCGGCGGCTTGCCGCTTAAATATGTATACCAGTCACGTCCGTACTGTAAACGTTGTTCTGTAGCCGGTATTCCGGCGCGCTCAAATCCTGCGTAAAAAGCCCGCGTGGCGGTGTCAACGTCTGTCAACTGTTTAAAATCTTCGAAAGTATACCCGCTGTTTTTTTCTGACCATTGGTCAGACGGAACTGGCTTGTTCATGGCTATAACTTGCTGGGTCCCGTCTTTCCAATCATAACCATTGGCGGTTGCGTACTCTGTATAATGCGTTGACGGTGACCACTGATAAAGTCCGTAGCCACCGACCGTAGTTCCGATTGGATAATCATGTTGCCACTGTGCCGGATTTATGCCGCTTTCTTGTTGCGCATTTCCTAGCATTCCGCTAATTGCTTCTATCGTCCATTCATCCTTTAAAATAAGATAAATCTCATCAACATTATCTTGCATTTCAGATTTGGACAGCGCACCGAATTGGTTTGTTTCAACGTAATGCCACATGGCTAGAATCCTCTTACGAAAGCGTCAAACCCTGCCTTAATAATCTGATTCCGGTAATTAACGGCGTTACTTTCCGATTCGAACGCGCCGCATTGAACACGGTAAAAGACGTCCTTTCTTTCAGTTATAAAACAATTAAAACCTTTTGTCTCAAGCTGTTTTTTTAAGTTTTCCGCGTTTTCTCTCCTTGCGAACGCCCCAACCTGCACTCTGTATAATTTAGAATTTATTTTCTTTTCACCTAAATTATAACATACTTTAAAAGTCTGTACAATAGCCTGTGCGATTTTTTCCTGTGAATTTTTAAAAACTGAAACATCATGATAATTTGTAATGAAGCCACATTCCAGTAACGCATATGGTTTATCAATTTTATCACAGTAATTCATATTCAGTAAATCTTTTCTAAGTTTTACGCCGCGATTAGAAAAACCGCAATTTGATACTTTTTCCGCAAGTGTCCGAGAGAAAACGCTATCGCGTTTGCATAAGACCTCCACACCCTGCGCGGTTTTATTCGCGTGTGAATTAAGGTGCAGTTCTAAGATAAAGTCAACGCTGTTAAAAAGTTCTTTCGCGTCGTTTGCGTTATTTTTAATGTCGCGATAAGAATTTCTATCTGTGTCATATTTTATTACGTCAGCTACCACATTTAACGCATTTACTACATATCCTGCCAACTCCCTTGTCAAGTCTGCTTCTCTGAATCCGTTTCCAACAGCACCGCAATCCCCTGCTCCGTGTCCTGCGATTACAAGTATTTTCATTTTTTATTCCTCTCTTTCTAGTAAATCTTCTAATATATTTTTTAATTTTTCCGGATATTTTACGCCGATTCTGCCTCCATTTTCTAAAATGCTGATACAGTCATTCACCGTGAAAAATGTGATAACCATATCGCGCAAGCCTTTTATGCCGAACATTTCTCCTGTGTATTTTGCCATACATACAAAAAGTAACATTGTTAATTTTTTCAAAATTCCTCTGAATCCTGCTTTACTTGACAAGTGTCCGTTTTTTGTTTTTCCACTTTTTCCAAGTACAGCGGATATAATTCCGGTTATATAATCGACCGCCATAATTACAAGTAAACCGATAAACAAGCTATCGAACCCGCCGAAAATCTGACTAAAAATCCCTACTAATCCACCTAGTAAAATACTCCATTCTGTTTTCATTTTCCACTCTCCTATTTTTTCGCGGTTTTACGGTGGCTTAAGATTGCCACCGCGCCGCTGTTTATATATAAACCGCGTCCGGTAATCACTCCGGCTAAAATGTGTTTTCCCACATGATTGAAAATTTGCTACGCGGTATATATCTTAATCACGATATCTAGTATAAGTAAATAGCAATGCTCTTATAATTATCTCTCTCCCATCCAGAAGAGTCTTAATTGATAAGTCTTTCTCGTATGCGCTCGCTATTATTAAAATTTTTTCCATATTTTTTAGCTCTTCATAAACCGTTATATCGAATTTTTTTCCATCCGTTAGTTTTTCTAATTCCTCGCCTTTTGTTCTTTCTATTAATTCATGTACTGTCATGTTTTTTCTCCTTTTCTGTGCTGTCGTTTTCTTGTTTCTATATATACAATACCACTTGTTTTATTTTTTTGTCAACTATTTTTTGAAAAATTTTAAAAAATTTCCCTACCAATTAAATGAAGAAAAGCATCTTTTGATTTCAAATCACAGAAACGCACCTGTCCTTGTGAATACGCTTCTTTTAAGGTCTGTGCTAAACCACTGAACCTTGTTAAAAGTATGGTATTTTCGCCGTGGTCGGCGTTGTCAAGCGTAAAGCACTTCGCGCCCTTATCTATTTTTTGGTTGATGTAGAGCAAATTATCTCTATGACATTCGCGAATTGCGAACCGTTCACCGTCCTGCACAAATGTTAAAAGGTATGTACTTTTTCCGGACAAATTCGCTATAAATTCATTATCGTTATAAATTCCGATATTTTTTGTGGCGTACTGCACATGACGATTTCCCGCGAACGCTTTTGAAATTCCCAGTTCGCTTGTCTGTTTTTTCGCTGATTCGTTTACCGTTTCTACGTAAATGTAAGAATCACCGCGAATAATTCCGTTTTTATCCGGCTTCTCGCGATAACATCCCAACTGTAGCAAATAGGGATTTATCTGCGAAAAAGAGTTCCCAAGTAAAAAAAACTCAACTTCTTTTCCTTGTTTTCCGCTACCTCTTGAAATAGTATACGCAACGGACAGATACTTGTCAACCTCATTTTTTAAGTAGTCTTCTACTTTTTCAAGCTGGAATTCGTCCATGCCTGCTCTCTTCACTTTGTCAAAAATCGGACTGTATTTTTTTAACTTGTCACAATCGGAAATTGAAATCGCAAAGCCGATAATTTCGTCATGATTCATAATCTTACGAATAATGCCACTTGCTATAGGGATAGATGTTATTTCCATATCTGGAAATTTGTCTGCTACTACGCAAGAAAAGATACTATCAACACCTAGCATTTCTGAACGCGTCCTGTATTCTAACACAAATTGACCATTTCCGGCGCGAAACTGCTTAATGAAATACCACAGTAAAGAATAAGTCTTACCGCCGCTTCGGTTCGTTGCGTAAATACGTATAGACGGTATTCTATTATGTTTATCAGCTATGTCAAGGTAGTCCATAATATTAAAAAAACCTTTATCGAATTTATGTGTTATCTCGTTTTTCATAACATCACCTAGAAAAATGTTTCACGTGAACATTTCTGTAACACGTGAAACAATATTATAATTAAATAGAAGCGTAATAATATTCGCGTCCTGCATTACTCTTCCCTGTCTTAATGATTACATCCATATCTTTCGCGCCGCCTGTGATTTCATCATCGAATACATCCGCTACAACTTCCATGGATTCTACCATTGTCGGTGAAATTGTTCCGATGAAATCTCCGTCACTTGTCTTAATGACTACGGTCTTTACTTCGTCACCGTTCACATTCGTGGTTGTCCCGAAGATAATTCCGGAAACTTTTACAGTGGTGTTTTTAAAATCAGTTACTGCTTTCGCGTCATTGTTCGCGCGTACGAAATCTTTTTTGTCTGTAATGTTATACGTGTTTGTAATTTTCATATTATTTTTTCCTCTCTTTTTCTTTAAATTTTTTGTTTTTTCACACTGCTATTACTCGACTACTTTTGAATACTTGATGAAATCTTCGTCAGAAAGTTCACGTTTTTCTTGTACCGGATATTCATAAATCAATTTATGATTCTCGTCATATCCGTTTTCTGATAAAATTTTCTTCGCGGCTTTCGGTGAATACGTGTTTTTCGGCAATTTCAAATTTGCCACTGTTTCCCCTGCCTTATTTAAGACAGAAAAAACATGATGTTTTGTGATTGTTCTAAGCATTTTCTTTACCTCTCTTTCTTGTTATTTTTTTATTTTAAAAATGTTTCGCGTGAAACATTTTAAAACCTGTCTTCTAATACAACTCCGATTGGTGTCATATCGTAAACGTTATAAAAAACCGGTCTATATATAGAACAAGTTAAAGTGTCAGTCACACCGCGCCGCAAGTCTCGCGTTAACATGAATTGATATATATGTTCGCTACACCAAGTAATGTCAGTGTAGTAAATTGCTTCGCCATTCTCCATATAATAAAGAGGATTATCGCGGTGTTTTAAAAAATCTTTTACTTTTTCAGACATTGTTGAAAGTTTTCTTTCGTACTCATATTCCGGAACGAACCTTATTAATTCGTCAACTGATAGCGTCATTGGTTCGTTACATAAATCTTTTAAATTGTCAACCGTTTCTAAATACCATTTTCTACTAGTCTTTATGATTGTTGTCTGCATTAAAATTCTCCTTTTTCTAAAAAGACAAATAGTCTATTAAAAGTTCTTTACTAGCACCGTTGTCCATTAAATGTTTAAACAAATCATTATAAATACCGTTGTTAATGGCTACATTTACATACGATTCTAATAAATCATGTGACGGTTTAATAGACAGAAGTCTCTGTCCTAAGATAAGTGTTAAGTTCTGCATTAATAATTTGTGTTCCATTTTTCTTTACCTCTCTTTTTCTGTTATGTTGTTTCTTGTTTCTGTAATTATAATATCATAGGTTTTATAGAATGTCAACTGTTTTTTTCAATTTTTTCAAAATCTTTTATTTTCTGACAACTCATAATAATATTAGAATATTCATCTGTAACGCCTAAAGTATATGTGGTTTCCACAATGCCAATATTACTGGAAGTGGTGAAAGTATCACCATTTACCGTAATCTTGAATATTTTATCGGTGTCGTTATAATAAGCTGTTGACCGTCCGACATTTTCAAAAGTATTCCCTATTTTAAAATTCCCAGCATTTCCTACGACTTTCGCGCCTTTTTCTTTCGCCATCCCCGCAACCGTAATTCCGAATACATATTTGTTTTTCTTTTTATCAAAAGTTTCATAACAGTATTTTTTCGCGCCCAGCGTCTTAAAGGTCTTGTATTCTGCATCTTTTTCAAATATTCCGGCGTAACACAATTGACCTTTTGAATTTTTCGCTACAAGACAAGTGTCACTTTTTTTCGCTTCTTCTATCAATTTTCTATTGTAATCTTCGAACGCTAATTCGTGGTCATTAAAAAATTTATCTGAATCGGTGTCAACGTAAACGGTGTCATTTCCGGTTATTCTGATAGCGTCATAAAGTTGTGCACGTCCATATGCCGGCACAAAAACGCCTTGCTGATAAATTAAAAAGTTCTTCCGTGATTTATAAAAACTTTCCAAGTCTTTTTTTAACTTGTCAGCGTCAGCCTTTACGCTTGACCATTCGCCGCCACTCCAATTTATTATATCATGACATATATCCGTAATTTCCATTCCGTACGCTCCATTGAGTTTATTCTTACTTTTCATGTATTCATAATAAGCGGCTTCTATCCCTTTAAGTTTTGTTTTCGCTTCATAAAATTCAAGATTCTGCTGTCGGTATTCAAGATTCATTCTCTCTTTTCTACAGTACATGAATTTAACAAGCTGAAAAGAAGATATATTATAAACTTCTTTTATAATCTCATAATCAACATTCGTAATAGTTATCATGATTTCTTTCGCGGAAAGAAGTTTACCGTTATCGTTTAAAATGTCACAATGTTCCTTGCATTTTGAGATTGAAATATAAGGAATCGGCGTGTTTTTTTTCGTTTCTATATTGAAAAATCGAACCGTAAAAATGCAAGCGTAATTTTCACATAAAAAGTCAAGTTCTTTTTTCGTTTCGATACTGATTTCCGACCATTTACCAACCGGAAAAAGTTTACTTTCTGACTGGTACGGATAACTACTTTGAATATCTCTACTATGTAGATTTTTTAAAATTTGATTCGAATAAAAGCGGTTAGCGTGAGCCACGCCACCGGAAACCGCGTCACGGCATTGCGTATATTCTTCCGGTGAAAGTGCGGAAGAAAGAAAAAGAGTACGATTCATGGGATTGGCGGTAACGGCGTTCCGAAAATCATTACGAACATATCCGGTAGAAGTGAGCGGGATTCTTAATATATCATACTCCGTTAATTTCTCCGCTATACATTCACATAAACCGCGTACATCATTATAATTATAAGCCTTTTCATATTCTCTTAATTCTGTTCGTGGAGTACGAATTTTTTTATAATTAAATTCTTCTCCGTTTAACTTCATATGAACACAAGTCTTAGAATTTTCACAAAATTTACTCAGGCTCATATTAGACAGGAAATAAGAGCAACGCCATTCAAAGCCTCCACCGGACAGTTTAAGCGGTTTACGTTCATCTTTCGCAAAAAGGTCTGAAACCGTAATAAAATTCTGGATATACTGAAACTCGAAAGAAAGGTTATGCACGTAAACAACTAGTCGTTGTTTATCATTTAGACACATAGTTTTTTTTAAACGCGCAAGAAAAATCTGAAAATCTTCCCATGTACGCCCAAAAACTACCGTATCAATTAAGCAGAATTGCCAATGATACATAAAGCCGAACGGTGGCGTATCGTAAATTTTTCTACCGTGATTATCATATATAAAATGCGGTTCGATTGTCGTTGTCTCAATGTCAAACGCTGCCGGAATATTAAAAGCAGAATATCCGTGTTTACCTTTTTTTGTCACAATTTCACAGTCAGCAAACATATCATAAGGAAAATCGTTTATATTATAAATTTTTTCCATGCTCATTGTATTGTCTTTTAAAGGTACATTTATAATTTCCATTTTTAATCCTCAAAAGGTATAGAATCTTTTTCAAGTGTCAAATATTCAAATTTACTTATCTTTCCTTGTTGATACTGTTTAAAAGCCGCTTGAATATCTTTTTCCGTGAATCCTTTTCCAAGTTTCGCGATATAATCATCAATTGCTATTGGGCTACCTACAGCCGCTTTCATTTTATCATACATGCCGGATTGCGCAAACTCGTAAAAATCGCGGTAATCTTCATCCGTCTGTAAATTGACCTTGTTAATTTCCGCGATTCTTTTTCCGTATTCAATGGCTTTCTCTTTGTAGCCGCGAAGCGTGGAAGTTTCCGACTGTAAAAATTCCAAAACTTGAGAAAGTTCTTTTTCAAGATTCTTTTCGGTGGTTCGTTTTGAACTGGAAAAGAATTTCCGATTTTCGTCTTTTAAATATTTATTCGCTTTTTTCACGGAAAGTGCAGACAAGTCTTGCGCTTTAAAATTCCGCAGACGTTTATTCGCAGTTTTCACAAGACTTTTCAAAAGTTCAACTTTTCCGTGTTCGTTAAAATCGTCAATTTCAATTGCGTTATAATCTCTTATCATAAAATCACCTCATATATATTATAATACAGATTTCAGAAAAAAGCAAGACGGATATATTCGAACACAATTTCGAACATATGTTCTAAAACTCGGCTGTTCGCCGCCCGCGGACAGTCGAACGTTTGTTCTAATTTATTGTCAGAAATCTTTGTGAATTGTCAGAATATTCTGTAATTGGTGGTCGAAATCGAATATTTTCTGATAATTCATTGTCTAATTTGCACAAAATCTGTGCTGTTTTCAGATTAAAATTTGTTGGAATTGCCTATTGACTTTTCTAGTGATTTGTGCTAGTGTCCGTGTGTGGTGGACAAATGGGAAAAAGTGTCCGTGTGTGGTGGACATATTACAGG